TAGGTGTTGGCGGTACAGGAGCAACAGGACCTCAAGGCCCACAGGGAATAGCAGGAGTAACAGGGGCTCAAGGAGTTCAAGGAGTACAAGGCATTCAAGGTTCAGTTGGACCAATAGGTCCTGCGGGATTAAATTGGCAAGGAGCTTATAGTCCAACAGGTACATATGTTCTAAATGATGCCGTTGGATTTGGAGGTGCTTCTTACTATAATATTTTAGCATGTTCTTCATGTGCGGGTGACCCATCTTTAAACACTACAAATTGGGCATTGTTAGCAAATATTGGAGCAACAGGTCCACAAGGTCCTGCAGGTATTCAAGGCATTCAAGGTTTAACAGGAACACAAGGTCCACAAGGAGTAACAGGTGCAACGGGTGCAACAGGCGCAACGGGTGCAGCAGGAGCAAGTTCAGGAGGAAATATTGGAAAACTACTTGGAGGAGGAATAGTTGTAGCAGAATGGAATGAAAGTGGAGTTCAAAAAGCTCTTGTAGCAAGTTTAACTAATTTGTCTATTGGTCTTCAATGGACTTTACTTGCTTATCAAAGCACAAGTACATTTTCATCTTCATCCCCTTCAAATGGGTTTAGTAATACTAATGGTATTATTACACAAACAACAGCACCTGCTGATATTACATATGCTGCAGGACTAGCAAGTTTACATAATGGTGGCGGTTTTACAGATTGGTATTTACCTGCAATTTGGGAGTTAAATTTGTGTTATAATTCAGCGGCAATAGTAAATAAAGTTTTAGGAGATGTTAATGGATTTGCTATATCAAGTTATTGGAGTTCTACTGAGTATTCTTCTAATAATGCATTTATTAAAAATTTCCTTAGTGGCACTAATATAGCTAACGGTAAGGGCAACACTTGGGTTGTCCGAGCAGTTCGTATTCATAATATTTAAAACATGGAAATAAGAAAAATTTCTGTTGGGCCTGACTATAAAGGAGGTGCAATGCATTATATCGTAGGACAAAAAGTTTTAAATGAAACGTATGAAATTCATTTAATTAAACTTGAAGACTTTACTCAATCTATAAAAATATTTATCATAAACGAATTAAATGAGATTCTTTTATGGAAAGAATTTACACAAACTATTCCAATCTCTATTGAATACAATATATTTTATTAATGAAATCCCCATTTTATTTTATTGTTGAATCTTTAATAAATAAGAGGTACAACAATACAAAAACCATCAGTGGACTAGAAGTTATTACAAGTACATCTGAAGAAGACTATATATCTTCAAATAGATTAGCTAAGGTAATAGAAGTCCCATTAGGTTACAAAGGTCCAATATCTTCAGGAGACACGCTGCTTGTTCATCATAATGTATTTAAGTATTATTATGATATGAAGGGAAATCAAAAAAGCGGCAAGAGTTTTTTTAAAGACGACAAGTTCTTCATTGAACCCGACCAATTCTATATGTATAAAAAGGATGACACATGGCATTCTTACGCCAAGTATTGTTTTGTTAAGCCAATAGATGCTATTGACTCTTATATAAAGAAGCCATTTAGCAATGAGCCTTTAATGGGTGAGATGTTATATCCAAATGATTATTTAATTAGCAAAGGAATAAACAAGGGAGATATAGTATGTTTTTCTCCCGACAGCGAATATGAGTTTACTATTGATGATGTAAAAATGTACAGGATAATAGACAATCAAATAACAATGAAATTAAATTAATGGACACAAAAGAAATAAAACTAAAAATCATTGCGGCAGGTCATAAGGCAGTTGAGCAATTAATAAAAGTTGCAGAAGAGAATATTATTAAAAAAGATTCTGATGACGAGTTGGCTGCAGATAGATTAAAGAATGCTGCTATGACAAAAAAGTTAGCGATATTTGATGCCTTTGAGATACTAAATAGAATAGAACTAGAAAGAGAAGGTCTTGAGCATTTAGAAAAGGGAATAAGTAAAACAGATACTAAACAAGGGTTTGCAGAAAGACGGTCAAAATAACTTATATAGTATACAAAAAGATTTTGTATCACCATCTATATTGTCCAATAAAAATAGGGCAAGGTCTTGGATATATGGTTATGATAATAAGTATGATATAGTTGTTATATCTAAAAATGGACAGGTAGGTCAAATAGTAAATATATCAGGATTAAATATAGGGCTTCCTCCTGTTCCTGAGAAAGTATACAAAAGAAGCGATAAAAAATCTGAACAGTATTGGCAAAGAGAAGACTTACCAAGAGAACTAGCAAAGATACAATCAATTTTCCATTGGAATGAAATGCCATCACAATTTAAAGATAGATTGGTAGATTATATTGAGAATGAATTTGATTATAGAGAGCGTGGCTTTTGGTTTATGAACAATGGAGAGCCGACATATATTACAGGCTCTCATTATATGTACTTACAATGGGCAAGTATTGACGTTGGATATCCTGACTTTCGAGAAGCAAATAGAATATATTGGATAATAGAATATATTGGATTTATTGGGAAGCGTGTCGTGCTGACAACAGGTCGTTTGGAATGATATACCTAAAGATAAGACGTTCAGGATTTTCTTTTATGGCATCTTCTGAATGTATAAATGTTGGNACTCTTGCAAGAGATNCAAGGGTTGGAATACTATCTAAAACAGGAGCGGATGCTAAAAANATGTTTACAGATAAAGTTGTTCCAATTAATAGTAGGCTTCCATTTTTCTTTAAGCCTATTATGGATGGTATGGACAAACCAAAAACTGAGTTGTCTTTCCGTATACCTGCATCAAAGATTACAAAAAAGAATATGTATAATTCTGAGGAAGATATAATTGAGGGATTAGACACATCAATAGATTGGAAGAATACAGAAGACAACTCTTATGACGGAGAAAAGCTATTGTTCTTGGCTCATGACGAGAGTGGAAAATGGCTAAGACCAAATAACATTAAAGAAAATTGGCGAGTAACTAAAACTTGTCTTAGATTGGGTTCTAAGATTATTGGTAAATGTATGATGGGTTCAACCTCAAATGCTTTATCAAAGGGTGGTAGTAACTTTAAAGATATCTATGAAGACTCTTCAGTACTACATAGAAATGCAAACGGACAAACTAAAAGTGGACTATATTCATTGTTCATTCCTATGGAATGGAATATGGAAGGGTTTATTGACTTATATGGTATGCCTGTATTTAATGCTCCTGAAGAACCAATACTAGGAGTAGATAAGATATTAATAAAGAATGGTGCTATTGATTATTGGGAAGCGGAAGTTGATTCGTTAAAGAGTGATGCTGATGCATTAAATGAATTTTATCGTCAGTTTCCAAGAACAGAATCACATGCTTTTAGAGATGAAAGTAAACAATCGATATTTAATCTAACAAAGATATATCAGCAAATTGACTACAATGATTCAACAATAAGAGAACACCATACCACTCGTGGTAGCTTTCATTGGAGAGATGGTGTACAAGACTCAAAGGTTATATGGACACCTGATTCAAGGGGGAGATTTTCTGTGAGTTGGATTCCAAGNAAATCAATACAGAACAATGTATATAATAGAAATGGCACTGCTCATCCGGGCAATGAGCATATAGGTTCATTTGGATGTGACTCCTATGATATATCTGCTGTAGTAGGTGGTAGGGGTTCAAACGGATCGTTACATGGAATGACAAAATTCCATATGGATGAAGCTCCCGTAAATGAATTTTTTTTAGAGTATATTGCAAGACCGCAAACTGCGGAGATATTTTTTGAGGAAGTATTAATGGCTTGTATTTTTTATGGTATGCCTATACTAATAGAAAACAATAAACCAAGGTTATTATATCATTTTAAAAATAGAGGATATAGAGGGTTTTGTTTGAACAGACCTGATAAGTTATATAATAAGTTGTCTAAGACAGAACGTGAACTTGGTGGTATACCAAACTCATCTGAAGATGTAAAGCAATCACACGCGTCTGCTATTGAGTCCTATATAGAGAAATTTATAGGAATGGATTTAGCAGGTAACTACAGGGATTCAGATGAAATAGGCACGATGCCTTTTACAAGAACATTAGAGGATTGGGCTAAATTTGACATAAACGATAGAACTAAATTTGACGCTTCAATTAGCTCAGGATTAGCTATAATGGCTAATCAAAAACATATATATATACCTGAGAAAAAAGAATCAAAAATTAGCATTAACTTTGCAAGATATAGTAATGATGGAAACACAAGTCAATTAATTGAATGAAAGATACGATAATAGACATAACATCTGCTTCATTCCCAAGTCAGTTAGCAACAGACAGCGAAAAAGCAACAGAAAAATTTGGCCTTCAAGTTGGACAAGCTATTCAATATGAATGGTTTAGAAAGGATGGTGGGTCTTGTAGATTTTATAATCAATGGAGAGATTTCCATAGACTCAGATTGTATGCTCGTGGAGAACAGTCTATTGCAAAATACAAAAATGAATTAGCAATTGATGGTGACTTGTCTTATCTAAATTTAGATTGGACACCTGTACCTATTCTTCCAAAGTTTGTAGATATTGTAGTTAATGGTATGTCAGATAGACTATTTAAAGTTAAGGCATATTCACAAGACGCAATGTCGCAACAAAAAAGAAGTAGATTCCAAGATATGGTTGAAGGACAAATGGTAGCAAAAGCTCCACTTGAAATGATTCAACAAAAAACAGGAGTCAATCCATTCATTATGCCTCCTGAAGATTTACCTAAATCAGATGAGGAATTAATGCTTTATATGCAGTTAAATTACAAACCTGCTATTGAGATTGCTGAGGAAGAAGCTATTAATACAATATTTGATGAAAATCATTACCAAGATACTAGAAAAAGAATAGACTATGACTTAACGGTAATAGGCATTGGTATAGCAAAACACGAATTTCTTTTAGGTTCGGGTATAAACGTTTCGTATGTAGACCCTGCTAATGTTGTTTATAGTTATACTGAGTCACCAACTTTTGATGATTGTTTTTATTGGGGTGAAATTAAAACACTTCCAATTACAGAATTATTAAAGATTAAACCTACATTAAAAAAAGAAGAGTTAGAGAAAATATCTAAAAGCAGTCAAGGTTGGTATGACTATTATAATGTATCTCAATTTTACGAAAATAGTTTGTTTTCTCAAGATACTTGCACACTACTTTATTTTAATTATAAAACAACAAAGAAAGTAGTATATAAAAAGAAATTACTTGAAGGTGGTGGTTCAAGAGTTATTGAGAAAGATGACACCTTTAATCCTCCTACTGAAATGATGGAGGAAAACAATTTTGTTAAAATTGAAAAGACCATTGATGTTTGGTATGACGGTGTAATGGTAATGGGAACAAACATTATCATTAAGTGGGAAATGGCTCAAAATATGGTTCGCCCTAAATCATCATCTCAACATGCATTACCAAATTACGTTGCTAATGCCCCTCGTATGTATAAAGGTAACATAGAGTCTTTAGTTAGGCGAATGATACCATTTACTGACTTAATACAAATAACGCATTTAAAACTACAGCAAGTAATTGCAAGAGTTGTCCCTGATGGTGTTTTTATTGACGCTGATGGATTAAATGAAGTAGACTTGGGTACAGGTGCTGCATACAATCCTGAAGATGCATTAAGACTGTATTTTCAAACA